TCGCTACCCGCTTAGCGGGCGACGCTCACCGCGGGGGGCGGCGGGAGACGCAGGCCGCCGGCGGGCGCCGGAGCCACGGACTGGACCGGAGCCCCGACCGCAGCGGAGGGGGCCGCGGGGATGGCACCGATGGTCGGCGGGGCGGAGGCGCGAGACGCGCCGCCTTCGACGCGCGCGGACGGCACGACACCCGACGCCTTGGCCTTCTCGTACTGCTCCTTCGTGAGGAACTTGTTGATCTTGGCGTAGCTACCCTGCACGCCCTGCTGGCCGGGGACGAACTCGACGTACGCCTTGCGGCCACCGTTCGTGGTGGTGACGAACCACGCATCGTTGATCTCGTTGTTCTCGATCTCCTCGACGGAGAAGCCGAACGAGGAGAGGATGGTCTTGAGCGCGCCGAGGCGGCCCTTGAAGCTCTTCTCGGGGAGGCCCTCGACCGGGAGGTGGAGGAACTCGAACATCTTGAAGCCGTTGGGCAGCTCGACGTGGAAGCGGCGCGCGTCCGCCTTGTCGCCGGCCTTCTGCTCGACCTGGAGACCGGTGACCTCGTAGTAGCCGGCCTCGGGCTGGGAGCTGCCGAGGGCGGAGACGCCCTTGAAGTGAGCGCCGTTGATCGCGAAAGACATGGTGAACTCCGTATGTACTGGTGATGGTCAGGAGAGAAACGCCAAGGCGGGGCTACGAAGGGGTCGGCACAGGCACACCGTTCCCCTTCTTCGGCTCTTCCTTGGACGCGAGGTCGAAGAGGTTCCTCGCCTTGCGCTTGATGAAGGTAGCGCGAGCAATACCATCCTGGCAAGCCCAGCGCAGATGAATCTGCGGCGTGCCGTCGAAGAACCGTGGATTCGACTGCGAAACTTTCTTCAACGAGCCGTTGATGTCCCCGCTCTCCACGATGATCGCCGCCACCTCGTCCGCCAGATCGTCCTGCCACTCCAGGCCGGGCACGCGGTTGAGATGGTAGCCACCCGCCGAGGCCCGGAGGATCTCGCGCAGGTTGCCGGGGGTCTTCGCCCAGCAGACGCCGGTGCGGTCGCCCGTGACCCACTCGGGACTCGTAGGATCGCAGAAGTAGACGCCCGGAAACCAGGGGTCCGGGTAAGTCGAATCGACCATCGCGCGCACGTTGATGTCGCACCAGCTCGGCAGCGTCTCCACCTGATTGCGGCTCGGCACGTTCGGACCGCCGGGGCAGAAGAACCCGTCGGCGTTCGTGCCGGGCATGCGCTCATGGAAGGTGAACGCGAGGTGAACACCCATGTGCCGGGAGAGCCCCGACAGCATGAGCAGGTACTTGTTGAGGAGCTGGTAGGCGTAGAACTTGTCCTTCTTGCCGCTCTTGCCGGCCGGAGCTTCGTCGTTCCAGACCATCATGCTGCGGTCGCAGATGTGGCTGGCGTCGTCCACGATGATCGCCCCGTACTGCTTCGCCACGCCGGTGCGGCTAACGTAGTCGAGCAGCGTGACCAGCTCGTGCAACGTCTGCGGGGGATCGGGGTGGACCGCCGGGGTGAACCCCAGCTCGTTCTGCGCGACGAGCGTGATGGCGCTCGGCACGCCGATGCACAGCGCGGTCGGGAAGGCCGCGAGCACATCGCTCGTCTTCTTCTTCTTCGGTTTGCCGTAGACCGTCACCATGACGGTCGGATTGTCGGACATCAGAGAGCACTCCTGCGGTGGTGGTGTTTCGGTCCTGGGTCGACCCCGCCGCGCGGACCGTGACGCGGCGGGGCCACTCTCTCAAGCGTGTCGGCCGAGAGAGCAAAGGTCGAGTCCCGCGCACGCGCCGTAGCGCCCGTAGCAGGACAGTTCGTTCTGCGCCTTCGGCCACTCCCACGGGTCCGTGGTGAGGTCGAGGCTCGCGATCTGGTGTTCCGCCCACCATAGCCACTTCGCGAAGTGCGCGTCGCGGTGCGGCGTCGTAGGAACCTGCTCGCGCGCGACGACGCCGATCTGCGTCGAGCTGATGAGGTTGAGGGTCAAGCCGCCGAACGCCTCGCCGTAGAGCTGGCGTCCCATGATGCGGAACGCGGCGAACCCACCGTCGATGGCGTAGGCGGAAGCGCTGTTCTTCGCGTTGACCGATGCCTGATGCTTGTGGTCCCAAATATAGTAGCGTCCCGACTTGTCTCGCGTTACGAGATCGAAGCGGCGAGTGAGCGTGATGGGACGCCCGTGTTCCTTGTGGTCGGGGGCATGGAGTGGCGTCACTTCGATGACTGCACCATCGAGGCTCCGCCACTCGCCGCCCGCTTCCTCGCCGACCCAAAGGCCCCAGCTGCCGCGCAGCGTGCCGAGCACGGCGGTGACGGCGGCCTCGACCGCGATGACATCGCCCGGAGGCTCGGGGAACCGCGTCAGGTAGGCGTGGAAGACCTTGATCATCTGGGGCAGCAGGTTGTGGCTGCCGTACTTGTCGCACCACGCCTTCGCGGCGTCTTCCGGCTCCATGAACACCGACGGGTCAGTGTAGTGCGTCTCGTCCACGACGACGCCCTGCGGCTGGGCCGCGCCCCAGATGGCGTGTAGGTGCGCCTGGAGCGTGTGACCGATGGACCCCTTCGCCAGGGCCTCCGCAGGAGGGGCGATGTCCGGCGCGACGCCGTTGTCGTCCGCAAGGCCCTCGCTGCGGTAGAGGTAGGCGAAGAGCTGAGGGCACTTCGCGAAGTTGCCGATGCGGCTCCAGCCGCGACTCGACCTACCCGCGTCGATGAGCATCTTGGTCATGGCGCTCCTCTATACCAGATGGCAAGGGCGCGCCACCCTACGCTTCACTCTTCTTCGTCGTCGAGCACCATGAGCTTCGACGCGACGTCGTCCATGAGGGCCTCGCGGTCCTCCATCCCGAGCAGCTTCTCGCCCATGCCGTCCAGCTCGTCCGCCGCGAGGAACTGCTCGATGGGGCCGAACTTGTCGGTCAAAATCTCGACGACGCGCTCGTCGTAGGTCGCCGACGCGACGACGACCTTCAGCAGCGTGGCCCGTCCGCCATGACGGTCGAACCGACCACGCCACTGAAGGAAGTCGCCGGGCTTCCAGGGAAGCATCGCGAAGATGGCGAGGTCCGCCGTCTGCATGCCATCGACCGCAATCCCGAAAGCCTGACCCGTGCCAACGAGGCAGCACGGACCAGAGCTGTTCCGGAACCCGTCGATCATGTCGTTGCGCTCGGACTCGCTTACGCCGCCGTGCCCAACCCAGACCGTCGCGTTCTTCACCTCGTCGCTGGTGCTCGCGGCCTTGCGGATAGCCTCGCCCCAGCGCTCAGCTTCCCGTCGGCGTGCAGTGAACACGATGACCTTGCCGCCCCCCTTCAGCCCTTCAAGAGCCTCCGCGACGACGTAGCCACGCTTCCGCGAACACGCCTCCGCAAGACGCGCCTCGATGAGGCGTTCTCGCGCCGGCACATCTTCGTATTCTCCGCGGGCCTGCCGTGCAAGCTGTTTGATCGCTTGGTCGAAGGTCTGCGCGTCGTCGTAGCGCTCGGCCTTGTCCTGCGCCGAGACGGGCAGGTAGACGACCTGGACGCGCGTCGGGGGCAGGCTGGAGTGGCTCTCGGTGTACGACACCTCGTGCGTGAAGAACGAGCAGCGGGCGCGCAGCTCGTCGAGGTTGCTGCTCCCCTTGTCGTCCATGCCGCCGTAGGGGTTCGACACCGCGTCGCAGTACCGCTCCGCGAAGCGCCGGTAGCTGTGCGCGAACCCGCCCGGCGTGAGCAGATCAAGCTGCGACCAGAGGCGCCGCGGGCGCCCGTCGTCGAGGGGCGTCGCCGTGAGGCCCACACGGAGCTTGAGGCTCGGCAGGCGGCTCACGTCCATGATGGCGACGGACCACGCATCCCGGTCGCCCGACGCCGTCTGGCGGCGGTGGAAGCTCGTCGCGCCGTCGGCCTGCTGCACCGCTTTCCACCGCTTCGACTGCCCGTGGATGTGCAGCTCATCGAGGATGAGGACCGCCGGCGCGAGCCGGGTGACGAACTCGATGTTGTCGTTGAGGCTCTCGGCCCCCACCACGACGAAGCGGCGCTGCCCCGTCGTCGCGCAGTGCTGGACGTACTGGTCCCATGTCATGTCGGACTTACGACGTTCGCTGTCGGGAAGCAGCCGCCAAGGCAGAAGATTCGTGTACTGCTGGGTTTGTGTCCACCAGACATGGCGCGCCTTGGCAGGACAGATTACGAGGACGGTGCCCGTTCGTGTGAGTGAGTCAACCAGGGCGCCGACGGTCTTGCCCGACCCACAAGGCCAGATCTTCATCGTCCAAGGCCGAGAATCTGCCCACGCCACGCCGCGCTTCTGGTACGGTGTCGCCATCTGGGCGACATGCGGCTTCAGCTCGCCGCGTGCGACTTGCGCGTTGAGGAGGCGCCGACCGCTCTCTTCAAGCAGTGCGTACTCCGTGGCGGTTCGCGGCCACGGGTGAACGAAGTCCGCGCCCTGGTTGGCCTGCGTGGACCAGCCGGAGAGGCCCCACCCCGCGAGGAAGTGCTCGACCATGAACGCCGCGTGGACGGGTGCGTAGATGTCGATGTGCGTCGGTTCGCCATCCGCCGGCCACTCGTTCTTCGAGAGCCGGTAGCGCTTGCGGCCACGCACGGCCCACGCCAGTACGCCGGGGATGTGCTGCTCCAGCGCGAGCGCGAACGGGGCCTGTTGCGGGTCGTGCAGCTTGTAGAGGTAGTGCGGTTGGTCCCACATGACGGTCTCCGATGACGGTGCTGGTATAGCGAGGCGATACCGCAGCGTCAAGGGCGCTTGACAAGATGGTATTCCTTGGATAGTCTTCGTTGAGGCGCCCCTGCGCCTGGAGGTTCCCATGGCCGCACCCGAGCCCGTCATCAACCCGCAGACCGATCCATTCATCCAGATCATCGAGGCCCATCGCAGGGCGCGACACTGGAGCTTCGCCGAGCTGGCCCGACGAGGTGGCTTGACGCAGCCTGAGGTCTCGCGCGTCATCAACGGCGTGCGCATGCCGACGCTGCGCCATGTTCGTGGGTTCGCAGTGGCGTTCGCCGGAGCCCCGAACAGCACAGGCAGCGAGCCCGCCACGCCGGCAGAATGGGTCGCCATGCTGGTCGATCTCGCCGAAGACGCACGCCTGAGCGTCCGCACCAAGGACAGGACGACCCACGACGCTTAGTCGTGGCGCGCCGGCGAAGGCGTCGGGTACGGAAGGGCTAATCGACCGGCGCGGCCGGGAGCACCTCGACCACGGGCGCCTCGACGGGCGCCGGGTCGTCGCTCGCCGGCGCGTTCTCGATGGCGTCCTGCACGATGGGCGCCACCACGTCGGTGACGGGTTTGACTGGCGGGAACAGGCTTCCCGCCAGCGCGATGGCGCCGGCGGCGAGAGCGGCGAGCACCACGAGCGCGCCGCGCTTGAAGAGGGGCTTTCGGGGCGGGGAAGGGTTCACGGAATCTCCTTCGAAAGCTGGAAATGGGGCGCCTCGCGGAACGCCGACCCCGGCGCCCCGTACCACACAAGCCCAAGCTCGGCGGCCACCTCCCCCATCACGCGCCAGCCGAAGTCGTTCGTCCAGTCGGAGTCGCCGTCGCGCGGGTCTTCCCAGATGGGCCGCCCGTGGAGCAAGGGCACGGCGTCGAACGCGCGGGCGGCCGGCTTTCCGTCGATGGTGTGGTTGTGCGCCGACTGCCCGGCGCGGGCGTTCGTCACGCGCGCCCCAGGCTTCGTCCGGCCTTGGGCATAGAGCGCGTCCTGTTCGGCGCCGTCGCGGTAGGTGCAGACGATGAGGACGTCCACCTGACGCGCGGCGCACCGCGCGACGAACTCGGTGGCGAGCGGCTGGAGCGCGGGATGCAGGTCTTCGATGCGTCTGGACGCCATGTCTACTCCGTGTCGAGCCGCCGCTCGATGCGGTCAAGGCGACGGAGGATCTCGTCGTACCGCGCCCCCGCGAGGGCCTCGGCTGCGTTCGTTGCGGCCTGCTGCTCTCGCCGGAGCTGCTCAACGACCGTGTCCATGCGCGCGTCGACGCGAGCGTCGACCGCCGCCATGTCGGCCTCTCGCGTGACCTCGCCGACGCCTCCCGCAGCGCCCGCCCCGATCAGGCCGGACGTGAACAGAATCGCGAGGATGCCCGCCGGGCCCTCAACACGGAAGCCTTTGCTGTACCAGGAGGAGGCAGGGGAGTCGTTAGGCATGGATACCTCTTAGGTCGGCAGACTACCACGTCGCGGGTAGGTTGGCCGCCCACTCGCGGCCCAGCGTGTCCGTCACGACGATGTGCCCAGGA